AGCGCGAGTCCTGAACCGTCAGGCTGGCAAGACGTGGCCCCGTTACCTGTGTCCCGATCCCAAGGCCGTTATCAATCAACCCGCCCGCCGCGCGGCCAAGCGCGCCGAAAAATGTCGAGCCAAGGCCAGGCACCAACGCATTGCCGACACCGGCGCCAACTGTCTGTAAAACGATGGAGGCCATTTTATTCCCTGTTCAATGGGGGGAAAGCGTAGATTCCAAGTAGCCTGCGTTGCCAATAGGGACCGATGCAGGTTTCAACCACTTCGCTTGCAGGCGCAAAGCTGTGGATCATAGTCGCGTCGCTGGTCGCCAGCGCCACATGTTGCGGTTGCCGGTCATAGCGAAACAACAAAACGCAACCTGCTGTAATAGTATCCACACGTACTGCGCCATGTTGCAGTAATGCCCGTTCCAGCGCTTGCCCGTCCGGCCTGCGGCCATAATCCTGCCTGTCCTGAACGGCAATGCCTGCAGCGCGCAACGCGACGACGACAAGGCCGATACAATCCAGCCCCACCTGCGCCTGTCGCCCCTGATGATGAAAAGGCGTGCCGATGCATCCGCGTGCGGCCGCGATCATAATGTCCGTTTTGTGTGCCATATTTTTATGTCGGGTATTTTAAAATGTTACCCACGCCGGGCAGGTAGGGAAAACCGCTAAAATTCACCACATTCGAAAATTTGTCGCGGCAGGTGCTGAGCCTTTTATCGCAGCCCGAATAAACGCTGTAAGTATCGCCAACCTGTATGGGGTTGGGCATGGGCAGCCACAAAACGAAAGTCTGGGTTAGGGCCGTCCAGCCCTTAACCTCCATACTCAACCCCTGATTGGCACCACTGGTGAATATCAGTTTGCCATAGTTGAAAACGCCCTCCCCCTCGGTCCGTGTTGTATCGCCAAAGGTTGCGTTGTCGGCGACCAATGTTACGCTGCCCGTCACGGTTTGCGTGGCAAGGACGACGCCGCAGCCGCTGTCACCCAAATCATGCCGGCACTCAGCCGTGTAGTAATCACCGATGACGCGTTGCAGATTGTCATGCAGGCCGCGCAATTCGGCCACATATTGAACGCCGGACCGCACGATTTGCCCCAGCCAGCCGCGCCGCATCTGCACGACACCCTGCGTCAGATCAGCCCAGTTGCAGACATAAACATCGACACGCGCATGGTCATAAAGACCGGCTTCGATATCCGCATCATCCAGCCCCGCATCAGACAGGATGCCGTTAATTTCAAGATTGTCGGTCGCAAGTTTGTCGCTGCTAGTCATCGCGCTGGCTGTTATGGCGCCATCGGCCTGATAGGTGACGCCCGCAACCGTCAACGGTTTATCACATGTTGTGAAACCGATAACGGTGCCGTCGCGCCGCGTCAATTTGATAAGCCAGGCCAGGGTTGTGCATTCGCTGGTCAGATGCGCGGCCAACGTCGGGGTTATGTTTTTCATGGGTGATTTCTTAGATGCGTATTTCGATGATGGATATGTCAGCTTTATATTGGCTGTAATTTTCGACGGTGAGCGTCAGTTGGTCAGCGTCAAAGCGTACGGGCACATCAAAACTGTAGCCCGCCGTTATCACAACGCCGCCGCCGGGTGGTGTCGCAAAGGTGATGAGGCCGGTCGTCGTATTAACGCTCCAACCGCTGGTTTGCGTCACGCCGTTCAACGCCACGACAACAGAGCCGGCAACAGGTTTACTAATTGTGCGCGTATGGACAACGCCACCGCTGCCGTAAATTTTCACCAGTTGAAATTGCGTGGTGGCGCCGTCGCCCGCACCAATGGTCTGATCGCCTGCTGTCGGCACTGAAACACCATCGGCGGCACTGGTGCCATCGCTCCAGTCATGCAGCCGGAAGCCGCGCGCACGTCCGGCGCGCGCATGAAAGAAGGCCAGCAAGGCCGCCGCATCCACGGATGATCGCACGCCCGTACTGGCGTCAAAAACGCGCCGCGCCTGCGTCCAGTTCTGGTTACGCCTTTCATAGCCGTTGTCGATGGTGACAATCTCGGTCGAAAAGGACGGGCCACCGGACGTGCCATAACCGACACGCAACGGCAAAACCACTTCGTCAAATGACATGTTGTATTTCCTGTTAGTTGTCGCGAGCGGCGAGGCCCAGCAACGCCGAAAAATTTTGCGCGATCATGGATGTGCTGGCGTAAAATCCACCGGATGTCAGACCCGCCTCGCCTAACAATCCGCGACCGATAAACCGGCCCACGGCACCCTCACCAGCCTTTACGAAAAGCGAGGGGTTACTGCGCGCCGTTTTGATATAACGCGTGCTGCCGCGCGGCGCATGGGCGGCCAGATGTTGCCGTAAGCCGGTGATCTGTTCAGCCAAAGCGGCACGGTCGCGTATCAGTTGCGTTGCCATGCGTGCATCCTGCAACGCCGCAAGCGGCGATTTTCTTTTTGCGTGAAGTGTTTTGTAGGCCATGACTAATCATCCTGCGTCAGAATGTTGAACCGAACGGCGGCATGCGTTGTAAACCCGTCATTTTCCAAGGCCACTTCTGCGCTGTGACATTCGCACAGCAACGCCGTCTGTCCTGCCAGAGGTAAACTGGCGCGGTGCAGTGTGTCGTAAAGCGCCGTTACTATATCTTTTGCTTCCTTGCTGCCCCGATAACGGGACCAGATATCAATAGTCAGCAGATGATCAAAACCCGTATCGGTACGATTGTCGTAGGGCGTTATATGCGTCGCCCCAAACACGGCGTAAGGGAACACGGCACCCGGCGGCACATGGTCGTAAAGGCGCGGTGGGCTGCCGAGCAATGCCGTTACCTCGGCACTTGCTGCCAGAGCATTATACAAACTTTGCTGTAATGTGAAAAAAATATCGGTCATGTCTCTTCCTGATTTTAGGCAATAAAAAACCCCGCCGAAGCGGGGTTGTAAGGTGGCTATGGTTTTTATAGAGTCGGTTTGCGTCCAAGTTTTTTTAATACCGCATTGCCTGCTTCCTTCTCTGCCTTAGGATCTATAATAACCTTACCCTGCGCGTTGGTCACCTGATCATCAAACATACCCCATTTATCCTTGCCCAGCTCATTGCCGAAATCATCAAGTGTTTCTTGAACAGTTACATCACCATGTGATGTATGCTTGGTAGCTTTAAGTTCAATGTATGTGGCCCCACCACCACCTGGACGCTGTTTTGCTTTTTCTATGTGCCAGCCATCGACAACGTTGGGATCTTGTTTTGGAGGAAGGGGCATTTTTTCTCCTTGTGTTATAGGGTATGCAATATGCTTGGTGTCAGTTTGGATTTATTAGATTGAAAATCAATTAATTACATCTTGTTTACGCTGCCCCACCTTCCCTCACCATTACATCAAGCCACTGATTTCGTTCGCCTTTGTTTAGAAGCGATAGGATTTTAAATGTACGGCCGCTATAGGTGATACGCATATCGGTCGTCAGACCGGATTGATAGCGCGCGGTTATTTTATGCGTCGCCTCAGCCTCCAGATGGCCATCGACGTAACGCTTGCTGCCCTGCAGGGGCTCAATCTCTGCCCACACGGTCATGACCGTTACCCATGACAGGACATAGCCGCCCGCGCCATCGGCAGTCATTTGTTCGGATTGAAAACTGACCCGTTTACGGAGTGTACCGATTGACATATCAGGCACCCAATGAGGCAACGCGGTACGGCATCAATAACCCATAGATGATGAGTGGCACATTAAACCCGCCCGCCGAGCCCGGCGCCATGCTGCCGCGTGATGTGTTTGTTGCCGCTTCGCCGCGATGTTCGTACCAGTGCGTGACAATCTGGCGAATGGCGGCCTTGATCGCCTCTGGCACATAGGTGCCGTCCGAGCCGTAACCTGCGGTATATTGTATGACAATACCATTAGTCAGGCGCATTGGCACCGGCCAGACAGCACCTAGGCGCAAACAAACGCGTCCCGGCGCATGCACGGTATCCACAAAATAATTACTGGGGTCCCAAACAGTCGCGTTATCGCTGTTGTCATAATAAGTGATGCTGTTGACTGCAAGCAACGGCGGGCGGGGCAACAGCACATAGCCCGGATTTTGAAACGCCGTCACGGGCCCTTCACGTTCGCCATCCCAGAAGGGCAGCGAAGCAACCGGCCAGGTGTCGAACGTCATCTGCCATGTCTGCGTGATGAGCGCGCGGCCTATATAGTTTTCAACCCATTGCCGCGCAGCGGTGATAAGCGACGTCACAAGCGCGTCATCGGCAGTTGTGTCAATGCGCGCTTGTTGCTTGGCATCCATCAGCAAGACGGGCTCAACCGCGGGCGGTGTGACCAGATTAAAGGCTGTCATAAACGACCCTTTGCAAAACATTTTGAAGAAAAAGATGCGGCCACAACGGGCCGCATCTGGCAGGTGGCTGCTTATTGTGTCGGCGCGTTGCGTGGATAGCCGGCAACGATATGGGCCGATGTTGTGGCACCACTGGTTGCACCCGTCGTCGTCATGACGACCTGTAAATAACGTTGCGTACCGATATAACCGACCTGCTGCACTGTGTTGGCGCTTGCACTGCTGGCGATAGTGGCGAAGGTGCCGTCCAGATCCGTCACGGCACAGGCGGTATAGGTAACGCCGTCCATGGATTGCAGAACGGACGGAACATGCGTGCCGTCGGTGTAAGCGCCGGTGGTCACGACGATAACGGCGCCGTCATAGCCCAAAAGATCTACGGCGTTGCCGGTTACCGTGCCGTTGACGCGGTTTGCGGGCGGCAGGCTGTTTGTAATATAGGTAATGCGAAGCAAGTCGCGGGTTGTCATGGAGTACTCCTGTCAGAAAATGGGCAATAAAAAACGGCGCCTGATGATCAGGCGCCGTTGCGGGTGAAAGAACGTTTAGGAAGCCGAGAATTTCAAAAGCTTAATCGCTTCGAAATTCACGACATCGCCGCCGGTGCGCTTGGTGCAGCGGAACTTGATGAACGGCGCGCCGGTATAGGGGTCACGCAAGATCTGCATGCCGGTGCGGTCAACAATCGTGTAGCCTTCTTCAAAGTTGCCGAAGGCGAGTGAATAGCTGCCAGTCGCAACCGGGGGCATGTCTTCGCCCAGATAAACCGGGAAGCCCAGCAGCGTGGACGGTTGCCCTTGCTGCAAGCCCGGCTGCCAGATATAGGCCTGCGTCGTGTTTTCCTTGAATTTGCGGATCATATCGGAAACCGCACGCGGCATGATAAACGACGCCTTTGGATGGTAGCCGACACGCAATTGGTAGACCAGATCAAACAAGACATCCGCCGGGCTACTGGTCGCAAAGGCACCGTTGACGCCGGTCGGCACATATTGCAACACGCCCCATGAACGGGTGCTATCGCTGACCGCCTGCGCCGTATAGCTGGTGAACCCACGCGGCATGCCGATCCCGTCACCCACCACAAAGGCGTTGTTCTCCGCACGCGAGAATTTTGCTGCAACCTTGTTGATCAGCCATTCCTCGACATTCAACACAGCATCATCCAGCAGTTTCTGCGTTGCCTTCGGCTGCGCATACAATTCATGCACCGGGATGCGGATGCGGCCGATCCCGCCGTCATTCGTATCGGACGGCACGCCAAGCTCCGATATCCAGCTGGCCGAAGGCTCATTGGTGTCACGGAGCATTTCAACCGCATCCGATGAAATGGTCATGACGGTTGCCAACTGGCGCATGGGTGTGGTGTCAAACTGACGCGTCACGATACGGTCGGACATCTCGGGCGGCACCATAAACCCGCCCTCGCCGTTATTGATGACTTCCAGCGCTTTGGTCTGCAGCGATGACAGGTCAACCTCATTGCCCTTGGCGATGTAGTTCAAAAAAGCTTGCTTGTACGCGCTGTTACCTTCGCCCCTCATCTCACCCAGCAAGGCTTTACCGGGGCGACGCATGGCGGCCTTTACGTTTGTAATGTCGTCCTGCATATTGTTGATGCTGTTGTCCATGCGCGACAATTTTTCCGACAGCAGCACGTCGGCTGAGCCGCGTCGTTCGATTTCTTCCAAACGACGGTCATTGACGGATTTATATTCTTCAAAGGCCCGCGCCAACGTTTCCGAGGCGGAGCGTACTTCACTGACTTCGATCATGCTTTTCTCCTTGTTGTATTGAATGATTGTTGTTGTTTTGTTTATTCGACCAGTTTACGGGCGGCACGTTTCAACCGCTGGGCCGCTTCGCGCAGTTGTTGCCTGTCTTCGGTTACGCTGCGCCGGTGCTTCGGCTCCGGTGATTTGACAGTGCCGACACGCGCAGCCTCGTTCGCCGGAAAGGTAACAAGCGAGATTTCGAACAAGTCGACGTCCGTTAAAACGCGCGCCTTACGTTCCGCATCGACACGGCTGGTAATCACGCGGTAACCGATCGACAGGCCCGTGAGCGCGCCGAGCTTTAACAGTTCGTACGCATCACCACCTTTTTGCGTGCGCAGCGCCAGCCGTCCCTGCACCGCCAGACCGTTATTATCTTCGTTCAGCGACAACCAAAGCCCGATGGGCTGCGTCGGGTCGTGCATCCACAACATGGCGGGCGCGCGTCCCTGTTGCCGCCATTGACGGAGCGTTCGCGTAAACGCGCCTGGGGCGACAATTTCGTTTTGTTTGTCCAGTTCGCCGAAGACGCTGGCATAGCCGGCAAAAACGCCGTCGCCATCCAGCGCCTTGACCTGCATCGCGCAGGCAAAGTGCTTGATATCCATGTTGTCCTTTCTTTTACAGAAATGCCCCTTGTTTCGCCGGGGCGTGAGCGTTACAGCTCGGCTAAGTCAATGCCGTAGCGATATACGATGTGGGGGGGGGTGTTACCGACCATCAGGTGGGTTCCCAGCCGGAACGTGTTGTTGGTCGGGACTGTATTTCGGCGCGCCGTATTTCAGAAAATCCGGCGGGAATGTGGGCGTATCATCATCCGCATCTACCAATTAAAGCTCAAATTCTCATCGCAGCGAATATTCAGGACTAAATTTCAGTATCTCTTGGACATCAGATAACCTCGTGTAGATGCCTATCTTCGGGTGAGGTGTGAGGTGGTCCTCTCCTTTACTAACTGGCTTGCATCGTCAGAAACTCAAATGTGTAGGCCAACATTTTGCGCGCAGGTTTGGGGAAATCATTCCATTGAATGATGACAAGTGCCTTGTCGTCATCCAATTCAAAGTGAATAATCTCGCCGTCATTATAAAACATATCGGCTTTGTTGGCAGGCGAATCATCGATGGTAAAATCTTTCACACCTGTGAAAACAATGTGCCCGACATGATCCGTATCTATGTCTTCTTCGTATCGCGAATAATCTACAATAAGTTGTGTATTCGAAAAATTAAATCCCGTAACGGTGATATCTTCAACCTCCAACTTTCTGTCTTTCATCACGTAATCTCCTTTGGAAACAAATGAGATGGTTTAAGGGGCATCCGGCATTGCGGTCACCCTGATATAGCTGTCCCATTTCTGCTGCTGACAGGTCTATGTTGGCCATAGACTCCGGATTATTTTAGTTTTTATCAAACTCCTGACGCCAAAGATCAAGCGGTATGCCAAATTTTGTCAGCGCAAATTGCTTGGCAAGATCAAACGTGTTTTGGAGATAATCGTAAGCACCCCGCCCATCTTTCCACACGTATAGGTAATACCCGGCCTGATTGTCGTATTCTATCTCGCAATGTAGTTTTTCTGGTTGGTTTATATCGGCTGTCCACTTCATGGCTTCACTCCTCATTAAACGGATACCAGTGTTGATCGCCTGCATCGTCCCATTCTCCATCTGCATTCAGTTGTTCAATGTGAAAATGTGGGGCATCGTGTGGCGTATAGTTGTTTATATCAAATCGTATCTTTTTATCATCCTTCATAAGTATAAGATCATCTGAATTATTGAAGAAAGCACGATCTGGTCGTCCTCCCAGATAATCTTCTATGGCCTTGGCGGCCTTTGAAATTGCGTCTCCAGTCTCCTGACCAACCAGTCCTCTCACAACACTAATAGCTGCCTTTAGTGCCGAACCAGCTGTTAAAGCCGAGAGAATGGTTTCTATCGGATACACAGGCTCTATCGGCGGATCGTCGATGGTATTCCCATGACCTGTATTGACTTCCTGTCCGCTGTCCGAATGATCCGGCGAAGCAGCTGGGTTGTCACCTGTAGCCTGTGCCGGTTTTTCTGTTACTGCGCTGTCTTGCCCACCATCCCCGCCACCACTCGTCCACTGACCACCGTCTGAGTTACCCGCCGGCACACGCGGCTGGTCCGGGCTGTATTTCGGCGCGCCGTATTTCAGAAAATCCGGCGAGAATGTGAGCGTATCATCATCCGCATCAACAATGGCCGGGTCGGGGTCATCGCTGTCGCTGCCTTCATCTTCGGCATCGCCGCCAGGCACGGGGCCGTAACCGGCGACGGCGCGTTTTTCGTTGCGTGTCAGGAAACCTGCGGCCTGCGCCTTGTTCCACAGCGCATCGCGACGTGGCGTGAGCGCACTGATGTCATCCATATCGAAATCAAGTTGCAGGTTGCGTCCATACATGGGCGTCAGCCAATGGTCGAACCCGGCGATGACGCGCGTCACAAGCGGGATAATCGTTTCTTCGTAAAAAGCCATGCGCGCCTCCGCCATGTTGGCGTAAGTCTGGCTGTCGGCGATGCCGACCATCTGCGCCGGTATGCCGAAAGCCAGCGCGATGTCACGCGCCGCGTTGTTGCGCCCGGACAACCAGTCCATATCCTTGGGCGACAGGCTCATCTCCCGCCATTCCAGACCACCTTCGAGGATTAAGGGACGTCCGGCATTGCGGTCACCCTGATATAGCTGTCCCATTTCTTCGCGCAGGCGCAGCAGTTGCTCGTCAGTCAGCGTCGGGCTGCCATCCTTCGGCGCATAGACCAAGGCGCCGGAGGGGCGCGCGCCCTGATTAAGCAGCGCCTGGTTCCAAGACCCTGCCGCGTTATGCTGGTCGATAGACAACAAGGCCGCCTCCATTGGCGCAAGACCATACCAGTCATCCAGCGGATGAAATGTTTTTAAGTGCAAAATGGGGCTGGCGCCCGTAATAGGGTCGGCGCGCCAACTGGTCAGCTTGCCATTTACATTATACTGATACCCCTGTGGCAAGCCTGTCGGCCCCGGCACAACCTTCATGCGATCAGGTCGCAGAACATACAATTCAACAGGCCGTTCATCGTCGCGTGGCATTACGGCTTCGATATACGCGTTGCCGGAAATTTGCAGATTGGCATACACGCTTTCCATAAAGCTGACGCCGTCCTGCAAGGGGTTTGGATGCTGTAGGAGATTGAGCAAAGGATGTTGGTCCAGTTCCTGCCCGCCTTCGTCGTACAGCAACCACGGCACCGCCGCCGAAGCATTGGCAATCTGCATGACACAGCGATAGGCGATGACGTTTTTCTTGAACCCTTCGTCAGCAAGCGTGTCATAACGCCGCGGCGTCCAGCGTGGTTGCCCAACCCCGCTCCACGCGATCACCGGACCGGCAGCGCTGGTTTTCACCTGCTGTGGTGCCGGTGTCGTGGCCACGTTGCTTTGTGCGCGGCGACGCAAAGGCGCCACGAGATTGCTCCATCTCATGCTTATACTCCTTGGGTTGTGGAAAAGGCTAAGGGTTATTAGATGCCCAAGATCACTGATGATACAGGGCGCGCATTTCTGGTTCGATTGTCATGTTTTTTACTGCCGTTTCAGCAGATCATTGTTGCACATTCTTTTTTTGCACAACATGCATGCGCGAGACAGAGTCAATACAAACCGTCTGCATAACTTTCGGTTTCTGCGGCGTAAACGGGCAGACCCGATAATCGCCCCATATGTCATTATCTTCTGTCAGCATCTTTTCAACAGACGGCGGCCAAAAATAATGTGTATTGGAATCTGATATAAAAGCAATATTGAGTATGCGCTTAGTTTTAGGTGCGCCTATGTAAGCATGCATATCCGCGATAAACCTAAATGACCATGAACATCGTAGCAAGGCTCAACGACGCGACTGTCATGCGTACAAGTGCCACCAGCTTCTTCTGCATGGGCACGACCAGAGAGTAAGTGGAACAGCACGATAGCAACGGCACATTTCCGTAGATACCTTTTATTTTCGACCGTAAAAATCAAGATAAATTCCCAATCCTCTTCCAGCGTCACCACCACCTACAGCATAAAACGGCCTTCCTCACAACAAATGAATCCGCGGCTCGCCGCTCTGACGTTCATCAAGTTCCGTCAGCGCCCAAACAAGCGCATCGACACGGTCCGGCGATGATGGCATGCCTGCCTCCGTAAAGCGGCACATCTGGTCTTCCAGAAGCGCAAAGACACCTGCGTGACGCACGCGCCCTTGTTCATACAGCGCCGCAACAGGCATCGCGCGTTCGGTTTTGCCGCGCAGGGCACGAACCGGTTTGAAGGGTAGTGTGGGTGCTGCCTGTCGCAACACACGTTCAACCAAATCACCGCCTGCGTTAACTTCGGCCACAATTTGGTGCGCATGCAAGTCACGCAGCAGGTCGATGGCACGGCGCGCCCAGCCATCGGGCGTATAGCGACCCGAATGGTCAGCCAGCACATAAAACAAACCATCATGCCCGCGTGCAGCGGCGACAATGCCCGTTTCGTCCGCGCTTTGCCCGCTGGACAATGCGGGATCGATGGCAACCACAATCCGTTTCATCCGTGCAAGATCGAACGGTTCCATGACGCGGCAGCCGTCCAACAGCGCGCGGGTCCAGAGCGCGCCCTCTGTATCCTGCAGCAATTCGGCATCCAGTTCCTGGCGGCCAAGGCGCGTGCCGGCATAGCGGTCCTGTAACTGTTCCAGGACGCGTGGCGATAAATGCGCGGCATTGTCTGTTGTGCGGCCACGCGTCAGCAGAACATCACGGCTTTGGCGGCGGAAAAGTTCCTGTATCACATCCGTATTCCTTGGCGTCGTCGTTACAATTACGCGCGGGTCGGTCCCCAACCGCAAGCCAAACCACAGTTGGTCGAACGCGTCGCGCGATGACCAGGCCCCCAACTCATCACACCAGACACGATGATGTTGCGGCCCGCGCAAACGTTCGGGCTGGTCCGCCGAAAAAAGCTTGATGCGCGTGTCATTCACCAAAACCAGCTCGCCCATGCTGCGGTTCCATTTGCGTACCGCCTGTCGGGGCAAGGCGCGCAGCAAACCGCTTTCCCCCTCCACGCAAATATCGCGGGCATCCGCATAAGTGGGGGCGATAACGCCCAGCCGCGCGCCGGGATGCCACAGGGCGTAGTGCGCCATATCTTCCGCGCCTGTACGGGTTTTTCCCCAACCACGTCCGGCCAAAATCAGCCAGACGCGCCAGTCAATCCCCCGCGCCCCGTGCGGCGGCGTCAATTGCTCCGGCCGCGCCGTCGCCATCCATCGCAGGCGCGCTGTAAAGCTCATGAGTTCGGGCAACGGCAAGTTCGGCCAGCAGACAGCGGGCCTCGCCAATCGCCGCCTGCCTTTCTTCGGCTTCGCGTTGTCGGATTTCATCATCTTCTTTCGGCGACAGACGCTCCAGCAAAACTTTGGCCGCTGCAATGCGTACGCTGTCGCTTTCGCTGTCCTGCATCAGCGCCAGCAACGTCGCCAGCACTTCTTCGGCATCGGGCAAAAGGGTCATGGAGTTCCAGAATTCAAATTCTACGATATTTGATTGCACTACTGCGTCTTAATGACTTTGTCCTTACGTCGAAACCAGACGAGATACCACACGTCGGGCTCTTTTCCATTATAGGCTATCCATTTTTCCTTGATGCGTGCCAGAACAGCTTCTGGCGTTTGGTTCGGCCAAGGGGTCGCGAACAGTTTTTTATTCTCTACTGAGAGATCAACCGCCCAAAATTGCGACAGCATCAGCGGCATAAAGCGTTCGACTGCTTCCCACAGTTCTTTGGTCTGATTAGAAGCTATTTTCTGTCGATCAAATCCCATGGCATCGCTTATGTCCCACAGAATCTCTGCTAAATAAATATCATCACTCGCACCTTCCAAATAAAAGGCGTGCAAGATTCCAGGAAACTGGTCATCTGGTTTTTTCATCGCTCACTCCAGAAATTTGAGTTTCTTCAAGATATTGCCTATTGATGGTATATTGATATCAATGGTTGGTTCTCCGCTTTCACTGACAGGTCTATAACCAATCCGACTGCCATCCCCCATCGAATATGATGTGCCTTTATAATCGGGTGGCGTCACATCTGCACCACCTTTTGTCAGCTGCTGGAACAGATCTTCGGCCGCTTCCTGCCCACCCGATAATTCACGAATGGAGCTCCTCGATCCCGCCTCGCCGATCAGGTCACCATCTTCGAACAACAGTCTTTGCCAGCGATTTTCAAGTGCCACCGTTTCTGCCGCATCGGCAGTCGCCGCTAAGCCTGCACCCAGCACACGACCAGCATTGACAAGCGCCAGCCCGCCGAACAGGAAACTAAGCGCCGTCTCCAACGGATATACAGGCACTATCGGCAGATCATCAATTCCCTCCCCGCCACCATTCGTCCACTGGCCACCGTCTGGATTGCCAGCCGGGACGCGCGGCTGATCGGGGCTATATTTGGCACCCGCCATCACATGCTGTTTGAAAGCTTCCAGTGATTTTGTCGCCACCATCACCTCTGCCACCACCGGCAGTACACAGCCTTTACGCAGGTAATGGGCAAAACCCACCCACCACGCTTTATTATGTAAAGCGTGTAGTTCCTGTTCGATTGTCATTGGGTTAACCCTCGAAAAAGGGCAATAAAAAAGGCCGCTGTTGCGGCCTGACTTTCTGGGTATTTTGTTCGGGCGATTTGCATTTGG